AATTTGTTTTTGATCTTGCTCTTGTTGAGCTTGCTTTAATTGATCAACCATTCCTGCTTGAGCTGCCATTCCTGCTGCTGCACCTTCATTAGCAGCTTTATCAGCTTGCTGTTGAGCCATCAATTTATCTTTTTGGAATTTACGTAATGACTCAGCAACTAACTCAGGTGTAGCACGATTAAACAAGTTAGCAAACATTAATTGATCAATCATACCAGACTGAAGCAATGTAAACAATAACTGATTGGCTGCATTAATTCCTTGCTCAGGGGTTTCTGAACGCTTGATAAAAATTCTGTAGTCCTGTAACAAGTGGTCTTTAGTAATCATGATTCTACTTAATCCTTCATCACCAACCATCATAGCGAGCTTACGTGGATTGTCGTAGTAGATAGCTTTACCAACTGTAGCCATGTGCTCATATGCTTGACGTAAGATAGATGTCAATGCCCAATAGAAAGGCTCCTGTACTAATGAACCACGTTGAATTTGAGCTTCAACTACACCAACCAATACATCGCCACCACCTTGAGTTCCTGTCATAGCTTCATTCACACCTGTAACATCCTGAATAGATTGTTGTACAGCCTGAATAACTTGGAACATCTGTAATGTGCCAGGACCAATGTTTGTTCCGTAAGTACCAATAGCATTCTGTACTGATCCAACACGGTCAGTATCTACAAAGATTGGTTTAGATGAGTTAATGTTACGATTGATATCTGCTTCACCATCTCTATCGTCAACTGCTGACTTAGAGATAACAGTACCGCTACCACGCATATTTGCCATCTGAGACTCGATAACAGAAATAGTACGGTTGAGGAACCTCTGTGGATCGATAACGTCATCTAGTGGCGTTAAAACCTCACCGCGGTCATATACCCATGTGTAACACTTATACGGGAAACGAACATTTGCAGGATCGTAAAGATTTTTCTCTTGGTATGGCATAATACCGTATTCAAGAACGATGTCTCCATAACCAATCTCCTCTTGAGGAATCATAATGCAGTAACGAAGAATATCTACGTAGATAGTTTGTTTCTTCTTGTTACCCATTTCCTCTTTATGCTTTTCAGTCTGAGGTTCAATAAGGTCTTTATCAGTATACTTTGATGTAGGATCATTGACCATTGTATAGTATGGATAACCAAACTCATCCATTACCCATCCGTATTCTTTTTTCTCAATGTCTTTCCAATACACTTCGTAAGTCGGAACCTTACCACCAGGGATGGTGTAGATACCGTTTACGATTTTATGCATATTGTTTTGGTTCGTGTGATTTGAGTAGTTCTCAATTGCCTCACGCTCATCATTTGTAAGCTGTGGATATCTTTCGAAGATAGATGGACTATCCATGTAGTACCACTCACCCATAAACTCAGCATCAGTTAAGTCAGGCTTCTTAGCTGACATATCCCACAAAAAGAATAATGGATTTACTGCTTCAGCGTTGTAACTTTCTCCAGCTTCATATCCTTTGTAAATACCTAAACCACAAAGAGCTAGGTTACGTGTGATTTGAGTTTTTAACTCATCAATGTTAATTTCGTTAGCAATAAACTCAATGAGGTGATTTATATCTTTTTCGTAGTTCTCAACGAAGGTATTGTAAAACAACTCTTCTGTCTCCATCTCAGTATCCATGATAGGAGCATTGTTCTGAATTGTTTCTTTAAAAAATGGAAAAGACTCTGCCATTTGCTGAAGACCTTTCAATTCCTTAAGTTCTTGCTCACGCTTGTTGATTACAAAATCAGATACGCAGTTAGCACGAGCATCGTATGATAAACGAATAGCATTACCAACGTACTGCTGTACCATTGGCTTGATAACGTTCTTTGTCCATTTAAGTCGGTTACGAACATCTCCTGACTCATCCAAGAAGAATGCTTCAATGTCCTCTTCGAAAATCCACTGACCATCCTGACCTTTGAAGAATGACCAGTTGATCAAGCACTTGTTAATATATCTGCGATAGATGTAATTGCTCATAATAGCAAGACAGTACTTCGCATATTCCTTGTGGTAGTCCTTATCCTTTTTTCCTTGTAGCTTATTAGGTCTAAGTCTACCTGTGCTGAACATATAACTCATATCACTTCAATACATCATTAATTTTAACAAGCACTTGCTTCCTAGTTTTCTTATCTACAGTCTTGGCTCCGTATGCTGATTCTAAGTTTTTAATCATACCCGGTAACTCATCATTAACCTTGACAACTAAGTCAGTGTACTTCTTCTTTTCATCAATGTCCATGGCCGCAAGTGTTTGTGAATCAAGGACAATCATTTCGTTCAATATCTCGAACATATATTGCGTCATCAACTTTGCCCTCAACCTGTACTCAGGATTGAATGACTCCATCTTTTTGACGGCATTGACGATATAGTCAGGAAGCTCTCCCCTAATAATCTCGCCAAGGTCTTTTCGGATATGGTAATCTCTGCCGTAAGTTAACTCTAGGGCTTTTGACAACCTTTCCTTTTTGCTTAATCTGTAAATCGGACTTGTTCTATTTCCGAGCAACCAACTAAGTCTTACCTCTTTTGCTTTCAGTCCTTTAAACTCGTCTATCTCAGCCAACTCAGGGTACTCTAACCTCAGATCGTTTTCTGTTTCTAGTCCGAATAAAACTAATTCAACTTCTTTTTCAGCCATAAAAGTAATAAAAAAATAGGGTAGACAATTTAATGCCTACCCTACAAAGATAATTAAAATTTAATTATACAGCTGGACAACCCAAGAAGTCAGCAACTGGAGTGTAAGAACCGTTCAAGATTGAAGTCAATTTTGTAACAGTTGCAGCAGTGTTTCCGTCAGCAGCATTCAAGTATACCAAAGCAGTAACCGGCTTAGAAACTTCCATACCATTAACTAGGTTTGTGCGGATTTCTTTGCGGTAAATAATTTGGTAAGTTTGGTAAAGAGCAGCAGAAACTAAACCAGCATTGTTGATCTGAGCAAGAACTTGTGATGGAGTTCCATTAGGAGATACCCATGCAGTAGAATCAGTTACAGTAGCGCCAACAGGAGCAACAACATTTAATGCACCAAAACCTGCGTTTTTAGCTGTAATACGAACAGTTGTAGAAGAAACTACAGCAGCAGTAAAGTAAGCGTTGATGTCAGCATTAATGTCAGCAACAAGCAATGTAGCTACTTCAGCAGCAGTTGGAGTAGCGTCTGTACCAACAGTGTAAGTACGAGCTTGGAAAACAGCGTTAGTTTCAGTACCACCACTGAAGAAAGCTTGAGCGTAAGGAGCAGAAACAGTAAGAGTTACAAGACCATTTCCAGGAGTTCCAAAAGATAATGGAATACCAGACAACTGAACATCAACTACGTTTGCAGTACCAACAGTACCAGGAGCGTAGCGGAAACCAAGAAGGTCAGTAGCTTTAATGATCAAAGCGTTAGCGCCTGATTCATCTTTGATTGTCAAACGACCAGAAGCCAAAACTACATCAGAAGCAGCAACTGGAGTGTTTAGTAATAATGCAGAATCAGCATTGATTACCGGGAGTTTAAAAGTAATTGCCATTTTAAATAAAATTATACACTGACCTAAGTCTGTGTGGTTAAAACAATAACCATGCACCGTGCATAGTACTCGGCAAATATAGACAAAAAATTTATAAAAAATTTTGGGTTTGGGTTTCTTTCTTTTTCTTTTTGATTAAGTATATGTGAGTATATACGTAGTATATACGAATATATAGTTAATCTTTTCTTTTCTCTTTTTCTTTTTTTGCTTCTTTTTTTCTTTTTCTCTTTTCTTATTTTTCTTTTTCTTTCTTTATTTTTTTTATCCAAGATTTGGTAGATACAAAAAAGGTTCGTAGGTTTGTACCGAGACTAGCACCTCAGCATTTTTCTTCATAAAGGTTTTCTACCCCCTGTTTTCCTGCTAGTCTTACGGGGGGTTATTTTTTTTAGCTATGGAAAATTTCAGAGTAGTTTGCGTTAATGATTCCGGCATGCCAAGTACATTCCCTAAATCATCCTGGATCAAAAAAGGTTCAGTATACACAGTTGTTGATGCAGCAAAGCTTGCTAGGCAACACATGGTTCTTGGGTATAAACTTGCCGAAGTAGATATGCCATCAAACTCTCCGTATGAATATTTTCTAGCCAATAGATTTCGTCCGTATTCTGATGATGATGCTATTGCGGAAAAGTTAGTAGAAGAATTAATCGAAGAATTAGAGCTAGAGAATGTTTGAGATATTCGAAAAACTAGATAAGTTCAATGGGATTGTATTTCATGAGGACGAGCATAAGTACCTGTACGATGGTGTTGAGTGCGTATCGGTAACCACCATGATTAAAAACTTTGAGCCTATATTCAATCAGGAACTCATGGCAAGCCTTTACGCAAAGAAGCATGGCTTAGAAATGTTTGAGGTGCTTAAAAGCTGGGAAAACGTCAGAGATAGATCAGCGCTCGTAGGAACAGAAATACACAAGTACGCAGAGATGCGTTTTAATCAAAAATGTTATAACCCTGATCCTGTACATCAAATCTCTGCCAATTTAATGGGAATGGTGGAAGATTTTTACTCCATGTCTAAGGGTAGACTTATTCCTGTAAAAATGGAATGGGTTGTAGGAGATAAAGAAAGAGGTATTTGTGGAATGATTGACAAGTTATTCTACAACGTCAGAGCTAAAGAGCTTCAGATATGGGACTACAAGACTAGCAAGAAGATTGATTCAAAATCCATATACAACAAGAAGATGTCTGGTCCAATTACACACCTAGAATCATGTGAGTTGGTTAAGTACAGCCTTCAGTTAGGTGTATATAAAAAAATAATTGAGAAAAATTGTCAAATTAAATTAGGTAATTCCTATATTTGTTGGTTGAATGAAGTGAATGAGAGCTTTAAAGTTATTGAAACACTTGATTTAAGTAATGAAGTAGACCTAATTTGGAATGCCTATGAGCACATCTAGTGCCTATTCAAGTAATAAGCTTAAGCAAGTTTTAGAAAATAAGACTCAGCATTTTATCCTTAAATCTTTCGTGTACCCTGCTTTTGAGCATCACCGCAAGAAATCAGAATATCATCTATACTGGATCAATATGAACAAAGGGGTATTCGAAGAGTATCCTGAGTACAAGAATATGTCCTGCAAGATGTTAAACAAGAAAGAGATGAAATTGTTTCTTTCTATGTTAGATGAGTACCATAAGCCAATTGACAATAAATATGGCACAGTATGGGAAAATAAAAAACTAGGCCTCGATAAAGACCTAGTTCTCAATACATTTATCTAGTATATTATTTACTAGCTTTCAAAGCTTTTACCTCAGCAGACAATTCTTGAATTGCTTTCACTAAGATAGGAATTAACTTTCCGTAAGAAGCTTCTAGTTTGTCAGGATTCTCATCGTAAACCAACTTAAGAACGTCAGCCATTTCAACTGCATCTTCTGCTGCTTTTAAATCCTGTGCAATAAATCCGAAATCAGCAATATCATGCTTACCTTCTTCATTTCTATCGTCCCAAATAAATTTCACAGGGCGAAGACCGTCAATAAACTCAAGTCCTACGTTTAAGTCTTCAACTTCTTTTTTATCACGGGCATCAGATAATGATGTAATTGAAGTGACAGCGCAACGTAAAACGTCATTAGATGAATTACCTAGCGTAATTGAGTTACTTGTTGTAGCAGTTGACGGATTTGCATTATGTCCTAATGCAATATTATTTTGTCCCGAAGTAAGGTTACTGCCTGCGGCTTTTCCAATAAATGTATTATTAAAAGATGTTGAAGCAAGAATACCTGCCTGATATCCAATAAATACAGAGCCTGTTCCCTGATTTAATGCAGTTGCGGTTTGAGCTCCAATAAAAACTGACTCTCCAATAGTAGACCAAGATGATTGCCCCATTACTGAGCCAATAGCTACAACCTGTGGCAAGTTTCCAAATGCTGTGATTGGACCATTGAAAATATTAGAACCAATTAAAGTGCTATCAGCGCTGTCTACAACCTGAATATCATTTCCTACTTTTACTGTTCTCATAGGAGCCCCTGATACTTTTACTCCATCTATACTTACATCTGTTCCACTAAAAGGTGCAATTGTATTTACATTAATCTGACTCATGATTATTTATTTTAAAATTATAAAATGTTTAGTGTTGTTCCAGTTGGAACGGTTAGTGTACCACTCATTAATAGCGGTCCGGTATAGTTTACTGTTGCTCCAGCAGGAAGTGTAATATCTTCTGTAATAGCGCCAACAATAGTAAAGCCATTTGCCCAAATACTTGTACCTAAAACTTCTTGACCTCCACCTGCATTAAGCTCAGTGACAATATCATTGATATCTAGGACCATATATTTCTCGTTGGTGCTCTGACCAAATCCTTTTAACTGTGATCGTTGTTGAATAGACATAACTAATTAATTTATAGCAAAGATAATTGTTTTTAGTTCAAGATTTTTAGGATACGACCCGTTCGCTTATCCACCTTAGCCAACTTCATACGATAATTTGTTTCCTTCGATTGTACATATTTTGTGACTACGTGCGTTTCTTTGTCCTGTGACTTGATATTCTCAGGCTCATATCTTGCGTGCGACTGTGCATTGATATATGCAAAGCCAATAGCAAAAATGGCATCATCATAATCATACCTGGTATCTGCTGCTTGGTATCTAGTTTGGCGATGGCTAGTTGAGCTCTTCAAATCTTTTTCCACGAAGGTCTTCAGCTGCTCCCAGATCCACGGAACATCTATATTGATGCCGTAGGCATCAATCATTTCCTCGACTTTTGCAATAATTCTTGGTGCTGTGTTAGCTTTGTTGGAAATGCCGAACCATTTCCCACCATAAGTCTGAAAATATTCGGGTAGCTGCGTGTTTGCGGTAAACTTATTCTTAAATCCGTGTATTTCTTGGAAGTCTACGTGCATATCGCCGATGTTATTCTCCACTAGCTCCTTTACACCGCCTCTTTTTTGCTGATCGTAGTACAGACTTTGCAAAAGTACCTGTAGGTAAGTGTACTTAAACTTGCGATCCCTATGGAATACTACAGAAGAAACGGAATTAGTAAGTGCATCCCATATGGCGCTACACATCATGGAGTGACCTGTCTCTGAGTTGATGGGGTCAGTCCCTTGATACCAGCGATTTTTCCATATCTCACCGTTTGGTGGATGATGTACAATCATTGCGGAAGTAGATACGTCTTCTCTACCTGATGTATTGATCCATCTAGCGCCTGTAATGCGATATTCGGTGATTAAGTCGGGTGTTGGCTGCGACATATCCATGATAGGCTCGAAGTAACCGTACTCAATGGGAACATCTTTGCCGTATATCTCACTTAATCTTTGGTTACAATAATGAATCGGAACGAGCGTTCTTGCTTTTCGCAGGAACATATCGTCAATTGTGATAGGATAATGCTGGTGGAACTGAACCTTGGCAACTTCTCCTTTCTTGGTTCCTTCCAATGCAAGGTATGCTTTACGTTCGTTGTTGATGTGCTCGTCTGTGACACCTCTTCGTGCATAGGCGTTGAAGAATAATGGTATGATTCCATACTCGTAGTTTTTATCCCTCCACTGACTGAGTGCCATCTTGAACTCTGCCTCGAATACAGAGCCCCCTTTGTCCATTTCACCTCCTGTACCCCATGCTAAGAACTGCTGTTGCATGGTCATTTTGCCAGTTTCCGGGTTGTACTTAAATAAAGCAGGTCGACCTTCACGCATCATTTCACCAAATATATCGAATAGACCGATCTCATCGATGAATACTGCCGATGGCGAACCCCCGTTGATTGCATCTACCTGAGGACTATCTACCTGAAAGCGAGATGCACCACCTTCGTCACGACCTTTTTTATCACCCTTCTTATCGAATGACATTACCTGGTCTGTCCAGTTCTTTACGTCCTGAGCAATGTAGTCAGGAATCTTAGTATAGGTCCACTTTACTTTATCTCGGAAGATTTCGACCCCTTTATCTTTGGAGTGGGTAACGAATTTAATGAAGTAGGACTTGTTGAGGTTTACTCTTTTCATCCCTGCAAGACACATCGTAGTGGTAAAACCAATTTGTCGGGCTTTACCAATCATCATGGAGTATCCGCAGTCGAATAAGAATAGGAGTACTTTCTGTGCATCCCACGCCTGATAGCGCAGCATACCGTTTTCGGCTTTATCTTCTTTAATGAAACCGTATTTGTTACAGAAGTATAGTGTGTTGTCGTTACATTTCTGTATCTCTGTGGCTAGCCAGTTGTATTGATCTTCTTCGTTGTCGAAGTCGGTTAACATGGTATCATCCTGTAACCAGATCCTAGCTTGTTCGCAGTATAAATCGAAAGGCTTAAAACTTATCTTGTTCTGCCAACCGCTGTTGATGCTATCAACCCAATCCACGAATGGCTTTGGGTAATCAAACTCAGCATGGTTAGGTTTCCAGTCTGTAGTAAGTATTGGCCTTCGAGCTACACCGTCTTTAGTTTGACGCATATAGCAGTTTTAAATTATCCTCGTCTCTTAGTTTTCCCCATAGTAGACTGACCAGCTAAAGGAGCAGCTGTTCTTTTTTCTGCGGAAACAGAAACAGAAGTAGGGCGCAATGTAGGCATTGAGCTCATAGGTGCTTCTTTTTTCTTCATTGTACTAGCCATGTACTGTTGTTTAGTTGGAACAGTTATGGTGCTTTTCTTAATGGTGTTGTACTGTTTTTTTGATGGAATAGGATTGTTGTTTTTGCTGTTTGGATCACCAGGTCCATTTGCTGCACGATTTGCAGCTGCTTGAATTTTAGATTTTAAGTTCATTACTTACGTTTTTTAAATTTAGACATTATTTTTTCTTTGGCTTCGGTTTTTTTTGACTCACGTTTTTCGTGTTTAACCATAGCTTTTTTAGATGGGTACTTTTCCTCTGCCATAGATCCTTCGTATTCCATCAATGCTTTTTTAATTGCTCTACCTTTCATTAGTCGCAGTATTTTTTATCTTTAGTATTCTTGTACATCAGTTTAAATTTAGGCTTACAAGCACAAGACATATCTTCCTTAAGGCTATTAGGCGATGCCGGACGGCCTTCTACACGACCCTTGTCAGTATAGCTTCCATTCATCTTAGGGTTTGATGCCCAGTATTTATCTCCTTTCATATCAATGTATTTGACACAAATATACAAATAATTGGGACAAAAAATAAGGGGGCTATTACACCCCCTTAAATCAAAACAACATATACAAACAAAAAACAAGAGTTCAAATATAGTAATTATAATGGAAATTTAATACTATCGATTAATTTTTCTGATCGATCAGTGTTATTTTTTCTATCAATAGTTCTTTTGGTGTCTATAATAAGGATTCTACTGCCAACAGGTTTAACAGGTGCGCCACGCTCAACGTGCCATCCTTTAGACCCATCGCCGAACTCTTCTTTGTAAGTACCGGTGATCATCATGTGGATCTGCTTTTGTTTGCTAAACCATCCGCAAGAAGGGTTGTGCTCAATGGTATCTCTAGCGACATTGGTACATTTATTCTCGTGGATATGTCCCATCGCAAATACTTCAAAGTCCTCATACATTTCTAGGGCACGGGTAAGGTTGATTTCGCCGCGTGTAACTATACCCCCACCTCCACTTCCATGGAAATATCGCACCTTGGTGGATACTCTATGTCCCTGTCTAATGGTTTGATTTACTACAAGCCATCCACCGTAACCTCCGGTCTGAACGTTAGTATGGTTTTTGTAATTAAGAAGGTCAACAAAGCGCTGAAGTACATCTGTCTCATGGCGTTTAAGTATTGCGGTTTCGTGGTTTCCATATCCGACAACGGTAATTAGGTGTGAGTATGGGCTAAAGAAATCTACGGCTGTTTCTATAATCGAATCCAGGTAGCGAACGTTGTTATGCTCAGGACGAATATCAGATTTTGTCCCCCTTGGGTCCCATTTTCCCTGCATAAGGCAGAAGGTATCCCCGTTAAACATCATCGGAATAGATTCTCTAAGGCAGTAATCTAAATCTCTCTTGAGTAGTTTCCAGTCGCACTTAGGATTGTCCCAGTGGATATCGCTGAACATAGCGAGTTTAACTTTAGTTCCATCAATCTTTAATTCATGGATGTTTTTTGAGTGTCTAATTAATTCCATTTAGTCGTTATTTGAGTACTGCTCATCTAGTTCCTCATTTCGTTGAGGCATACGATCAAATTCTTTTACACAGTAGAAGAGCTTCTTAATTGTTCCTTTGTAAAAGTATATAGGGTTGACCATGTAGGTTCGGCGATTCTTTTCGGTTGTAAATCTAATAATATCTTTGGCACAAAGTTCTTTGATGCTACTCATCACAAACTTCATATTCATATCCGTTAACTGTTGGATATCACGCAAACTGTAATTTTTTAAAGTATTGCCGTATCCCATCTGCTGTGTCATAAAGCGCAACATACGATTAGCCGAAGGCTTAATTTCGTTCATAATGGTAAGTGACTCAGTAAAGGTAATCATGTACCTCATCTTCTTTCGGCGCAATAAGTTCGCAATGACATCGTCAGCCTGCGCATTGTACCCCTCGGCTATCTGAATAAACTCGCCCTTCTGATTCTTGTAGTACAAATCAAGGCCCTTTACTTTTTGATTGATCACCCTGTCTGCCTCCAGAAGGATTAAGTCGAATACTATGTTGTTCATTTCTTAGATTGTAAATTGCGATCCACAATAAGCGAATCAACATTAAGTTTAATTTTCTTAAGATGCGATATCGTCTGCTTATGTCGGGTATGCTCATAGAATATCAATCCATTTAGAGCCCTCCCGAATTCAGTAACACTCATATCACCCTTCATCTTATTGCAATCTCCGCAGGCAGGTACTTTATTTGAATTACTCAACTTACCCCCTCGACTCTTCGGAACCAAATGATCTACAGTCCTGCTGTAATCATCAAGCGTGCACTTACAATAAGCACATACACTTAAATCTACTCCACTTTTACTTATCATGTTGCAAATATATAAATTATATTTAAGAAAACAAGCACTTTGTATATACTTCTGTCAGAACAACTTGTGTATACTTTTTCACATACTAACTTATTAGTAATCAATAACTTACAAATACTCTCTATATACTGTTTATCTCTACATGGTCCTAACAGAATATCATTGATGCCCATAAATAAGTAATTAGGTGTACCCAGTACTCCTGATTGATTATTGCCGGGATAGTATCAGCCTGTATACTAATCATTTATTTCTATACACACCAGGTACCAGTATGGTACTACTACCCCTCCCCCTTCTATAAGGCTATTACCTTACTAATTTAATGTAATATCAGGCTATCCCCTGAAAAGTTTCTGTGTTTTTTAAAAGTATCTCTGTTTTTTTAAGTCCTATACATGGCTAGGTATCCCCTCCTCCATCACAGGGAAAACCGAAAATGCTAACTACCTCATTTCCAGCAACTTAACTATCTTTTTTCTCGTTCAAATGGGCTTTCATTGGGCTATCTCATTGGCTTTCAACTAGTTAGCTTGATATTATTGGCTCTTATGCTGTATTTATGTGTCGATTATAGACATATTCATAACCTATTTTTATACCTAATTTGTGCCAAAAATACATACAATTTGTTCTGTTTAATTCACGTTAATTTGTCTCAATTTGCCCTATTTTATTGGTATTTCCAGTATTTTTATCAATTTGTAAATACCTGATTTTCAGTTAGTTATAATTTCAAGATAACATTTTTTAAACTTTCTTTAGGTTTATTCAAACTTTATTCCATACATTAGCCTTGTCAATCGACGACGGCAAGCGAGCCAATAAGCGTTAGATTGATGCACTGCGAAAAAGGTAACGTATCGGGCTCATGTCCATTGCATAGGTTACGTAATACTTGAAAGGTAGTCAAGCACTACCGATTAGGCAATTGGGTGCAAGTTCTTTGACACGATTGAAAAAGTAAGCACGTTACAAGAAAGTTCTTTTCGGAGGGTATTTGTTGTCGTTAGGTATCTAACAAGGTAATAGATGACAAGGAAAGCAAGCAAAACCGACGAGTATTGTATGACAAATTAATGAGGCGAATATAGTGTAATGCTATGGTGCAATGCGTCTCCTATACGTTAGACCTGCAATGGCTAACAAGGTATAAAAAGAAATGAATTTCCGCTAAATGGTGCGGTGCTGATAGCAAGGCAATGAAATGGTAAGCAAGTCCACAAATGAAATTGTGTAGGGCTTGCCGTTAAAAAGGTTAACTGATGACGTTTCAGGAACAGAAACATAGGTAAGTTGAAATAATTACTTTCCTATGTCTTAACCAAATAATTTATTTACCAAATGGAAACAAAAACACAAAAAACAGCAAGAGTTAACAAAGTAGTTAACGCGAAAACTACCACGAAAGTAGTTAACAAAGTGAACACTACCACAAAGAAAGTTGAGGTCGTGAAATACCTTAAGGAAGGTGTAACGGGCAAGCAAATGATGAAAGCTATTTACGACGCAAATAACCGACACAAACAGGACTTAGGTACATTTAGCCAATGTTTGAAACGTGCTATCGAATTCGGTAGCGAAGAACTAACGGCAACTATCAAAGGCTTTGACGTCAAAGATTGCACACCGAAAAACTTAATTCCGTTACGTAACGCAAAGCGCGGAGTTGATGCATCATTCAGTGTTTATGAGGTATTAATGCTTATCAAGAAATTCTACCAAACAAAGTAATTAACACAATTCACTAACCGAAGGGCGTATCTTAATTGGTATGCCCTTTTTAAATTTACCACAAAATGAAAACACTATTTATTGTAATGGTAGCGATACTAATAACATCGCTCACCTTATTGTGTGCCGCAATTATAAGCGGAGACCTAGTAACATTCGCATTTAGTACAGGGCTATCAATCGTATCCGTATTAGGAGCGTGCGTAACCGCAGGAGTATTAGACGATAGAAGAGTATAAACCAATAAATACATACCACAAATGAGAGTACAAATTAACAAGGTTTGGAGTGCGGAGATACTGCGCCCAAGCAACAAAACAAACGTATTCCTATGCAATCCAGGAGAGGTCAAAGGACAATGGATAAGCATAGATAGGTACGTCAAGCTGAAGGAATTGGTGCGTAAATACACCAACATTCAGGAGGTACTATACGAAGATCAAGAGGACTATACTATTCACTACTTAATACAAAAGCCATGACTATAGGAGAGGTAATATATCTATCAATAGCACTCAACGTATTATTGACACTCAAATTAATAGCAAAGAAATAACATTCTGTTGTGGTAGATAGAGAAAGAAAGGCGCATTGTAATGGTGCGCCTATTTCTTTTACCGCACAATACAAAACAACATGAGAAAACTAATCACCATTACCGCAATCATTGTGGCCATGAGTAGCTGCAAGAGTACAAAGTATCACACGTGTGATGCATACAAAGTACAATATCCTAAACTCAAAACCGAAAAACATAAACACCATGGACTTTGCGATGCATACAATTAGAGATATCCTGGACTTATTAGATGAGTTCATAGAAGAAGGCAATGCTGTGTGCATTGATGGGCTATGGAGTACACAATGTGCGCAGTATAGCAATAGACTAACTAAAGAAGAGTTAATCAAATACTTTATCAAAGAATACTATCCCGAATACAACGACAAATACTAGAAACAATGAAAACAGCAGTAGAATTTTTATTAGAGAAATATAAATCTCAAAACACTTTATTATTTGCGGAAGATTTTGAACAAGCCGTAGCAATGGAGAAGGAGCAGATTATAAATGCTTTTCATACAAATTCACAAAAATGGTTTTGTAATGAAGAAGCAGAACAATACTACAACCAAACCTTTAAACAACCAGAACAATGATAGCATTATTTATAGTACCAATTGTATTGGTAGCATTCGTGTTTTTCTATTTGGGAAAGCACCAAGAAAGAATAGAGTGGAACAAACTAATTAAAGACGGAATATTACCTAAACCTAAAAAAGAAGAACAATGAAACAGACAGCAGTGGAATGGATTGAAGGATATTTATTAGAATACAATGATATTTCAAATGATTTAAGAATGAGAAAAGCATTTGAATATGCTAAATCAATGGAGAAGAAGCAGATTATAAATGCAACACTCCACGGGTTCAGGAAAGATTCAGATGGTGATGATTGGGAAGGTGATAATCATAATGCAGAACAATACTACAAAGAAACCTTTAAACAATGAAATTACCACAAACAAAAATCACAGTCAAAACCAAGAAAGGTGACGGCATTACGTATCAAATGAAGACAAGTGCAGATGCTGCTAAATTCTTCCGAACTATATTCGATGCAGATACAATCCAATGGACTGAAGAAAGCGCAATGATTATACTCAATCGTGCCAATGAGGTTATATCAATAGATAAGCTATCAAGCGGAGGTACAGCAGGAGTAATCGTAGATACAAAAGTAGTGTTCACTCGTGCGCTATCAGTAGCCGGTCACAGCATAATCTTAGCACACAATCACCCATCAGGAGCGCTCTCACCAAGTGAGCAAGACATTGAGATAACTCGCAAGCTACGCAATGCCGGAGACATACTAGACATACGAGTCCTGGACCACATCATTCTATCGGATACCGGATACCTATCAATGGCAGATGAAGGATATATTTAATAACTAAACACAAAACAAATTGAGAAAGCAATTAACTAACGAAGACTTAATGAAAAACTTGATGAACTATAGCCCATACGGTGCGCTATGACAAGCTTTTATTTTGCAAGGAC